TCTGTTAATTGAACAATATCGTCTGTCTCTACATACCATGGGCTTACAGCAGTATAGTATTTTACTGCAGGTACTAAGAGGCTACCTTCTTGATAAAAGAAACGCTGGCAATAGTCATCAATCTGTCTTGAGGCAGTAAGAATCGCTGCTTGTAGTGCAACATCGTCATTACTATCTTCAATCTGCAAACTATTTTTTAAGTCTGCAAGAGTACAATACTGTGTTATTGACTGACTCATTTATTCCTCTTCTCCAATTTTGGAAGCATTGCCTTTTCTGTCTTAGGTAATGCGGTAGCAGTTTCTTTTTTCTTTTTTAAAATCTTTAGTAGTTTCATTATACTCCTTAAGAAGTGGCAGGCCTTGTCGGGGATCAAAGCCTGCCCTTCCCTTAGATTACTCTAAGTATTGCAAAGGTTAGTTTTCAAATTTCTAACCTATGCAAATCTAACTTAGAATGTTGGTGCAATCAAGCCAGTTCCAGAAATCTTGGATGCTGCTGCTGGATAACGACCTGCAGATGCTGCAGCGTATCCATAAACAACTGACTTAACTGTAAGTGAGCCAGCACCAGTTGCATCAAATGACAATGCGAATGGTGAGCCAGCCTGCTCCCAGAGATGGAATTCAGGTGCTGTTACGCAATAGATTTCATCTTCTGTTCCTGCACCAGCAGTTGTAACAACATTAGCGTCTGCAATGATTGGAAGACCCATCAATGTGTAGCCTGAGTTACCATAACCAACAGCGCCTGCACCTGTAGCAAGTGCATTCATTGGACCATTGATTGCAGGTACAACGAGTGGACGCTTTGAAGAGTCAACTGCTGCAAGCAAGAATGCCAAGCGGCGTGGGTGCATGATCCAGTGTGTAGGATTCATGAATACGCCAGTCTGGATTTGCTGGTAAGCATCAGCCAACTTTGGATATAGATCTTCAACAGATGGTGTTGCATCGTTATAAGTGATTGCATTTACACCAGTGGTGTTACGAAGACCAAGGATTTGTCCTGATGCTCCAGAACCATTGAGGATCTGGTTATCAAGAGTTGTGTGCCATGCACGAATGAGATCCTGTACGACGAATGCATCTACGCCAGTTCCTCTTTCAATGACCTGCTTTGATAGATCTTGCTGACCTGCGATTGTACGCACATCAATAGTCAAGAGTGTATCATCAGCGTTTGTCTCAGAAACTGCAGAGTTTTCAGAAGCCTGAACCTCAGCAGATGTTCCTGTGGTCATACGAGAAATGTTGAGAGTCATACCTGCTGCTGGAAGCACATGCTTGTTTGTAGCGAAGTCTGCTGTTGGGCGACCTGCACGAGCATATGGTGCTGCAAGATCAACAAGGTATTGTGGGATTACAAGACCTGCAAAGTTTGCAGTTCCTACATCACGACGCTCAATTGACTCTTCACGAGTGTGACGAGCAAGACGCTCTTGTGCACCAAAGTCATTACGATATTGTGCATTGAACGCATCAGCAACGAATGAGTTACCTGATTCTGCTGTATAAGTGCGTGGTTCGCTAACAATCTTTGTTGTAGCGGTAGTCTTTGGCATAGCAACATCTGCTACTGCTGCACGAACTTCTGCAACCTTAGCATCAGCATCTGCTTGAGCCTTGAACTTTTCAATCTTTGAATCAAGTGAGCGTGATTCTTCAACAAGGGCATCAACCTTTGCTGATTCATCATTAGTTAGATCTGTACGATTCTCTGTAGCAACTGCCTCAAGAATTGCGTCCATTTCTGCCTTAACTGCATCACGACGATCCATCAACTTGTCTAAATAAGACATTTGTGGTTCTCCTTTTATGAGTTATTTGTTTTTTGAGGTGGTGGCTACATGCTTGCGGCGCTTATAAGGGTGCAAGTGTTTGCTCCGACTTCATCCTATAATTAAATAGGAATTTTATAGTGTATTTCTCTTTGCTTTTGCAAGTCTTAGAGAATATGTTCTTCCTGTTGGAAGTAGATATGTTGAAGGAATTTCTCCAAGTACTACAGAACCTTCTCCAGGAATATCTGCAATTACTGTAGTAATTCCATCTTGTTCCATTACTGGAGAATTTACTGGAACTACATCTACAGGTTCTAATTCAACTTCAGCCTCTTCAGTTTCTAATACTGGTTCTAATGTTTTTAGGCCAAGCATTACTTCAAGCATTCCCTTGCCTTCTTCCATTGAATCACAAGACTCAGAAATCTTTTCTAAAATAGCCTGTAAAGCAACTGATGTTTCAGGGCTTAGTTCACGACCTTCTTTAAGGGCCTGTACAGCCTTTCTAAGGGCTTCCCTGGCCTCTACTGAGGTTGCTGGATAGGCAGGATATGTCACAATAGATACATCACCATCAGCCAAAGATACCTCTGATAGGGTTCTTTCTGTGCGGTCCTTGTTCCATTTTTGACGAATTACTCTAAATGCAAATGACATTTGATCAACATCACCACGAGCAACAAGAGTATGTAAGTCTCTTGCTTCTTGAGTATCAGCCAAAACTGCATCAAATCTTAGTCCAGTCATATCTTCAGTCAATGTCATTGTACCATTTTTAGTTCTTGCTAATGGCAATCCTTCATGATTAATTAGCAAACGAACATCTGGTGTTTCGCTAAGTGTCTTTGTAAAGGCACCTGGTGCAATTCTCTCAATGAATGGCAGTGGAAGGCTTGGCTCATTGAACACTGCAGCATAGCCTGACATACGCATGGTTCCATCCTCTGCCTGTCTTGCTTCTATATTCTGGACAGTAAAGGTCCTTCTCTCTGTCTTTTTCATTTTACTCCTTGCATTATTTTGTTCATTATCTAAAGCATCAATTTTAGATTGTGCCCAGTTTTGTGCTCTATCAGAGAAATTAGAATCTCCGCCCCATAGTAACCAAGCAACCAATCCTGCTCCTGGATAACCTGGATCTGAAGGATTGCTATTCTTTGGTGCTTGACCATCTACTTTATGTCTTGCGAACCATGGAGCCATTTTGCGTACCTTATTTTCAGATATGCGACCTGCTGCCATCTCTCTCGCTTCACGCTTTGTTGCATCTGTAAGTCCATCTCCGCCATAACCTTCTGCAAGATAGTCTAAACCTTTTTGTGCATTATTTCTGATATATGATGGAACATTTTCAATTGCTCTTACTTCTCCACCTGGTTCCATGTCTTCTGATATAGATACTGCAACCATTTGATCTATAGCATCTTGCTTATTATCATGGCATCCAATAGTAGTATATGAACCATCATTTTCTTGCTTTACCGCCGCCCATCCAGAGCAGTCAGATTGCTTATCAGAAATAAAGTAAGGCATTATTTAACCTCATCTCCATAGACTGCTTGTGGGTCTGTAGGATCAATTAGGGCTACTTGCTGCAACTGAGCAGAAGGCAATCCTGTGTGGCCAAGATCAAATTCCATCATCTTTGCAACATCTTCTGGATTATAACCAACTTGAACCAGAGCAGCAACGATTTCAGCCTTTAATTTATCTCCAACAAGTGGTGCTTGAGACGCATCAATATTCTGTAATGGTAGTCTGTATTGATCTCCAGCCTCTCCAAGTGGTGATAAATCTTCAAATGAACGAACATCATTTAGAGATAGGAATCCTTCTCTTAGGCCCTTTGTGTATGCATCAAAGCGTTCTAATGTAGTACCACGCAATAATGCATCTAAATTAAACTTAATAAATCCATCTGACTCTGGAAGAAGTGGGCTTAGAGCCTGTTCAATTCTTTCCAATAATGGACGAAGTGAATGCTGTACGAATGATAGGTTCTGTGCTTCAACAGATGCGTAAGACATAGCACCTGATGCTGGATGACCTAATAGACTTAGTGGGACTCTGAAAATTCTTGCAATGTCTTCAACATTGAACTTTCTTGCTTCAATTAATTGAGCATCTTGAGCATTTAGTGATAGTGGCTTAAATGCAGCACCACCAGAAAGAATTCCAATTGATCCTGATTGATATGGACCACCATGATTTTCTTTCCAGCCTGTAGCAATATCTGTTGCTTGTTCTTGTGTTAATTCGCCTGGTACTTCAATAACTCCACCAGGATTAGAAGCATTTCCAAAATATGAAGATGCATATGTATCAGAAGCCATAGCAATACCTACAGCCATTCTACAAGCACCAATAGGGCTTAGGCCATAATGAGATCCTGGGAACTTCATCATAGGAATATGAACAATATCTTGATTTGTTAAAACACGACTAAAGTTATTAAATTCATCTCTAATCTTATAGACTAAAGGTTCTCCTGGAAATGGTCTTTCTATCTTAACATCATTAGGATTAAGGACATATAATTCCTGTACCTCGCCATATTGATCTCTAACAGTTAGTACATAAGCATTTCCATGTAGGTGTAGAGATGTGATTATTTGTTCAATAAATTCTAATCTTGTTGCTTCTGGATTTGGCTTATTTACCCATTCTGGAGTTTCTCCATAAACAGACGCATATGAAATACGATTTCTTCCTCTGCGTACATAAGCACCCATGGGAAGAGATGAAACAGTATCTCCAAGTAATCTTACACATGAATAGACTGTAGAAACACGAATAGCAGATTCTGAGTCTACATAAACACCAGCATTTGCAACGCCATAAAGTGGGCGTGGTGGAATAAGTGGTTCAATGTATTGGTTATTACCAACTCTCTGTTCACCAGATGCTTTTAATCTCTTAGATAGACTCATTTAACCTATTCTCCTTACCATGTGGCTATTCCTACCTTTTTCCATGTGTTAGTAGCGACACATATGTAAATATAATCGCTATCCCAAGCAATTTCTCCTTGAGTTCCAGTGCTTGCAGCAGTGGCAGGAGTTTTAGATTTAATTATTAAATCACCATTAATTTGTAGATTTCCAGCAGTACCGCCAGAAGAATCAAAATTACCAAGAATTAATGGAGTTGCTGTATTTGTATTTGAAATATATAGTTTATTAGAACCAGTTTCATTAGTACCAGCCAAATATCCAAGAAATACATTGCCAGAACCAGTAATATTGTTTCTACCAGCAGCATATCCAACAGCAGTATTATTTGTACCAGTTGTAACTGTTGCTACTGGAATACTAAATCCTGAACCGCTTCCTCCAAGGGAAGAGTTATTGGCACTAAATGTCATTGATGTATTGATAATATTTCCACCAGAAACTAAAGTTACTGCTGTAACAGTTCCACCTGAAACAGTAATATTAACTACTGGGGCAGCAAATGTACCTTGAGGTGTTGGACTTGAAGTTAATACAAGAGTAACATTGTTATATGTTCCATCCACATAACCAGATCCACCTGTGATTGCTCCAAATGTTGCTACAATAGATGTATTTAATCTAAGTGCATCTCTTCCAAGAGCAGTCTGGAAACTTCCTGACACATTTGAAAATAAATTAGATGTTCCAACAGCAACATTTTGTTGACCAGTTCTATTATTAAGCAATGGGTTTCCACCAACAGCAACATTTAATGAACCAGTAGTATTTTGTCCCATTATAAGTGGGCCAAGAGCAATATTTCCATTACCTGAAGGTGCTGTTATTCCATCACCTGTCAATGAAGAATTACCAATAGCAATATTATTGGCAGCAGAAACATATCTACATGCTTGGTATCCTATAGCAATAAGACCTGAAGCATTTGCACCAATCTGTTGTGCTGCCATGAATCCAATACCCACATTTGAATCAAAGTTACTTGCAGCATTTTGCATTGCATAAGAACCAACTGCTATATTTGCTGATCTTGTAGTATTTAAACTAAGTGCATTATATCCAATAGCAACATTTTCAGTACCTGTAGTATTACTTGTTAAAGCAAATGAACCAATAGCAGTATTATATGAACCATTACTACTTTGTAATGTTGATACACCAAGAGCAATATTATTACTTCCTGTTGTATTTGTGCCCATTGAACCAGAACCCATAGCAACATTATTTATTCCAGAAGTATTATTAATTAAAACAGACTGACCAATTGCAGTATTGTCGCTACCAGTATTATTTTGTAGTGCTAATGCTCCAATTGCAGTATTACTATTTGCTGTTGTATTGTTTGAAAGAGTCTGAGAACCAAATGCTGTATTACGATTACCTGTTGTATTTACAACAAGAGCGTTTGAACCAACTGCTGTATTATTTGTTCCAGTTGTGTTTGCTCTAAGTGCTCTAAATCCAACTGCTACTTGATCATTAACAGTCATTGAATTTAAAAGAGCATCACTTCCAATTGCAGTATTTCTGGCTCCTGTTGTATTAGCCTGAAGTGCACTATGTCCAATTGCTAAGTTGTCAGAACCAGTTGTGTTATTTAAAAGAGCAGAGTGTCCTATAGCAAGTAGTGCATTCTGAGTATTATAGTTAAGTGCTCCATTACCAATTGCTATGCTGCCAGATCCTGTTGTATTAGAGAGTAAAGCATTTTGACCTAAGCCAAAATTATTACTTCCAGTTGTATTTTGACTTAGTGCTCCACCACCAAGAGCAACATTTTGAGTACCACTTGTATTATTTTCTAATGTACCAACGCCAATAGCAGTGTTATAACTTCCATTATTATCTGCTAATGCACCAGTACCAATAGCAAGATTATTTACTCCAGTAGTATTAATTAGAAGTGCATCGCTACCAATAGCAACATTGTTTGTACCTGTAGAATTGTCTCTTAATGCATTAGCACCTATAGCAGTATTGTAATTTGAACTTTGATTATTTCTAAGTGCTTGATAACCAATTGCTGTATTTGATGTTCCAGTTGTATTATTTTGTAATGCTTCGTATCCAATTGCAACAATTTGACCAGTAGTATTTTGTTGACCTGCATTATTTCCAATTGCAGTATTATTATTTCCAGTAGTCTTTGATAATGCACTTGCTCCAATACCAACATTGCCACTTATAGCAGTACCAGCAGTTGAATGTCCAAGTGCTCCATCACCAATACCAACATTGTTGCCACCAGTCTGATTCATCATGATTGTAAAGTTACCAATAGAAACATTGCTTTGGCCAGAAGTTAAATATCTTTGGCTATCAGCACCAAAAGCCATATTATTACGACCACTTACAATATTTTGTAATGCACGAGAGCCAATAGCAGTGTTTTGATCAGATGTACCAGGTCCTGAACCAACTAAATTAGTAAGGTTATCATTACCAACGCTAAGGTTTCCATAAAGTGTTTCATCTGGACCCTTCCAAATTCTAATATCGTTGATATCAGCATAAACATCTGTACCCTGAACAATTAAGTTTCCACCATTTACTGTAAGACCATTTTGTATTGTAGGATTATCATCAACTACAATTATGTCTCCAGTTCCAGTCTGATTTGAAGGATTAATACTTGATGTACCTGATGATGCAAGAATAGGACCAGCAGTAATATTTGAAGCGCCTGCAGGTCCTGATGGACCAGTAGCACCTGTAGCGCCTGTGGCTCCAGAAGGTCCACTTGCACCTTGATAGGTAATCATACTTATAGTTGTAATTGCAGATGGAATTGCAGGACTATTTGTTCCTGCTGGAATTGCTTGTAATGAAATTGCTGTATCTGTTGTTTCCCAGATTATTTCATAATAATCTCCAGCAGTAGCAGTATCAATGAGCATAACTGTTCCAACTAATGCTCCATCTACGCCACCATGCTTGTTAGGTACGCTGAATTTGCTATCAGAATCTGAAATATTGGTTCCATTTTTTCTGAACCAAACATTTACATCATGAATTGATACAGAAGTATTAATAAATTGAAGTGAGAATCCAATATTATAGGTTCCACTTGTAACAATTTGTATTTGAGAACCACTGACATTAATATTATTATTTACTGAATTTGTATATGTAACTGCGTAAGCAGTACCTGCTGCTGCCGCAAATTGATCAGCAGATGACCATGCATTTGCATAAGGAGCATTAACTCCACCTAATCCTGGAGTACCGCTTGCTCCTGTAGCACCTGTGGCTCCTGTAGCACCTGTGGCTCCTGTTGCACCTGAAGGTCCAGTAGCACCTGAAGGTCCAGTTAATCCTTGAGGACCAGTTGCTCCTGTAGGACCAGTATCACCTGTTACACCAGTAGCACCAGTTGCACCAACAGCGCCTGAAGGTCCAGTAGCACCAGCAGGACCAGTAGAACCTGTTGCACCAGTTGCACCAACTGCACCAACTGCACCACTTGGGCCAGTAGCACCTGTTACACCAGCAGGACCAGTTGCACCAACTGCACCAACTGCACCACTTGGGCCAGTAGCACCTGTTACACCAGCAGGACCAGTTGCGCCAGTTGCACCAACTGCACCACTTGGGCCAGTAGAACCTGTTGCGCCTGTTACACCTGCAGCACCAGAAGGTCCAGTAGCACCAGTTGCGCCAACAGCGCCAGTTGCGCCAGTTGCGCCAACAGCGCCAGAAGGACCAGTAGAACCAGCAG